TCCCCTCCAGTGCTTTGCGGGCGATGTCTGTTGGCGTGAAACCAAGAAGGTAGACCCCATTCCCGGTTACTTCAGTAAGTTCGATAATCTCCCGCAGCGCAGCCTCCAACCTTTCGATGCGGTCGGCGGCCTCATCAGTATCGTTGTTGCTGCAATATCCAGCGCGTAGCCGCTCCACAAGATCGTCAGTCACAGCCCTTCTCCCTCTTCAAAATCCAGATCGACCTTAATGCAGGCGATGCGATCTGTGCCCGCACAAATATCCGCTTCCAATTTATTTTCGTAACCTCCGTGCTCTACATTTTTAAACACATTAAACCACACCGTCCGCTTGTGGCGGGGGCGAACTTCGATGAGGTTATGAGGATGCTGGTCTGGATTGTCATAAAATCCGCCATGCTTTGTATACCAACTAGCGATTTCCCAATAACCCATTTTGTTTTTCATGGCACCATGAACCATGCAGTTCTCAAACCCACCATCCGTCGCATAGATGCGGACTTCACGGCCATCGCGGGTGCGATAGGTTTTGTTGATGTCGATCATTATTCATTTCCTTTCTTAGGCGGCTTAGGCATTGGCATCCAGTGGGTGGCTTTGATCTGTTTTGAGCAACAGCCGCAGCCGTTGTCTATTGGATACAAGTTAGCATCAGCACAGTATATCCTTTTGCCGTCCCAAACCAAGAATGACGGCAATTCCTCTTCCCAGTTATAATTGGCGGGCTTTTTCGGCGCGGTGTCGATTGGTTGCCATTTACTCATCTATCTTCCTCCCCATCGTCGGGTTGTTGCGACCGCGCACTTGGGTGTTGGGCCAGACCCAGATCTCGCCAGTGTCGTCCTGGATGCAGACCCACAGCAGGTGATGCTCATCGCCGTTGTCGATCATGAAGTGGCACAGGGCCTTCCCCAGCGGCGTGGTCAGGGGCAGGGTTGGGTTTAGCTGAACGATGTTACTCATTTCGGCGCCTCCGGCATTGGCATCCAGTGGGTGGGGTTGATCTCATACCCCTCATGATTGCGCCACTCTTTGAGGTCAGTGTCGTAATACCCCACCACAAGAAGGCCCCCACCCGGCGATTCTTTCCACCAAGACGGCTCCCAAAGCAGGAGGCTAACGTCAACATCTGCGGTATCAATCGGCTGCCACTGAGACATTTCTCTTCTCCATCCTTGCTTTGAACCTGCGCACGCTGCTTAAGACTGTCGTGTGGTCCCTTCCACCACACAGCAACCCAATTTGTGGATATGACCACCCACGCCCCTTGAGGAAGATGTAAACCTCAGCACGAACGGCGAGCAGATCCTTGGTCTGGCCTGGCCCAATGGCACGACGCCAGGTCATCCCATGACGCTCCAAAATCTTCGCGATCTCCTCCTTCGCCTCATACGAGCAGGGGACACCACGCATGGGGTGGGGCGGCACGTACACCACCTCTTCAACAGGCTCTGGATCGGGCTGGGGAGGCTCAGGAACCACTACAAGCTTCGGGGGCGGCATTGACCCAAGACGAATCTTGATGGCCCTGTAATGGGCGTAGAAGTCTTGGATTGGCTGGTTCATTTTTCCCCCTTTAATGCTGCAAGGGCGTGTTTGCGAATTTTGGTTCGAACGTCGTCATCCCTGATGTGTTGGAAAGCGACAGTCATGATTGCGCCGAAGTGATGCACCATGTTGTCAATGTAGAGGGCGGCCTCCACACCGTCGGCGTTCGCCGGGAGCTCAAAGGCCCCCGGCTGGTCGTCGTACTGCTTAATGGTGCGAAGCAGTTTGTCGCGCATCATCATCACAGATTTCTCATGGCCTTGAGGCGCTTCTTGTGACTGGCGACTGACTCGCCGTGCCTGCGGCGGGGACGTTTGTCTGGGCCGCGCGCGCGCCTTTTTTTCGTCTCGGGCTCAATGGGTGCTTCGGGCGCCGGTTCTGCTTTTTTGGAGAAAAGCTTCTGGATCAGGTTGATAAGCATATTCACTCCTTCAGTTTAGATTAACCCCTCAAGAGAGAGCGGGTCTTTAGGTGATAGGTAACACAGGCTTGCATGGTGAGCGCAGTACGATCCTCGAGACACCTCGTCCAGGCAGTATTCCGGGCTCGACATGTCTTCATTCAGAATGTACCGGCAGGTTCGCATATTCAAGGCCAAAATCGCCTCATGGTTTCCGATTGGTTGATGTTTGCGGTAGCTTGATCTCTTTGATCTTGGTTCAAAGTAGGCGCCCGCATGCCTCGCCCTGTAAATCGCCCCGGCAATCTCGTTTCGAGTTGCCCCCATGAGAGCTGCGATCTGGCCCATACTTAGACCGCTATTCCATAATTTCATAACCTCCTTCAGATCGTCATTCATTTTGATCTCGTTTGGTTGGGGCGTTACCCCTCTGTGGCGAACTGCGCCGAGAAGGCCGTGTAGTTGATCTGGTCTACATAGTTGTCAACGTATGCAGGATCCGCCTTCCTTCGCGCCAGCTTGGCGCATTCGAAGATGGTGGACACTTCGTACTTGGTAACCTCCCGGCCCAAAATGATTGTGGCCAACATAGCGATATCACCATGAACATTGGAAACATCACCATACGCAGCGCCACGCTCCTCGAACAGCTCTCGGGATCTATCCATAACGGTTTCGTATTTCATTACCGTTCTTCCCACTCTTTCACTTTGCCAATGTAGCGATGGTTGAGAGCGATCAGCCCGTGCGATTCCAGAACGTCCTTGTTGTACTTCGAAGGGAAGAACTCCTCGACAATCACAAAGTCGCAGTTGTGAAGGACATGCACGAACTTCTCAAGGTTGGCTGCCGTGTGCTCGACGATCAACCTGTGGACCAGGTCGCCGCCCCTTACAGGCATATGCAGGATTATTTCAAACCTCATCTACGCTTCCTTTGTTCTGGCGTACTCTTGAATCATTCGCTTTGCTTCGTCGGAGCCGCGACACACCATGACCAGATCGCCTATATCCGTCAAGTAGGTGTGCCAATCTTTCTGGGCCTTATCAACAACACCCCCCTTCACCCGTTTCATCTCAACCCAAACCTTCCAGGCTGGGATGTACAAGTCAGGAACGCCAGCGCTCACGCCTTCGACCTTGAGCCGCGCCGCCGTGGTGATGCTTCGGGCGCCGCCATTTGGGATGGCAAATATCCGAACACCATCGAAGGTTTGGCGAAACCATTTTACAAGCTCACGCTGTTCTTCATGCTCTGTGGGGATGCGGTCGGTCAAAACGGCGGCTCCATCAACCATTCGTCGCATTGATTTGCCACCTGAGTGAACTCCTTTGGTGGCTCCATGTCAAACACCCCGCAACGCCCGTCGCCGCTGTAGTTCATGCAGTTATAGCAGAATCTGGGTGGCCCTTTTGCAAACAGCTCGGCCATCATCTTTTCGTGTGCTGCTAACTCGTCCGGCTTCTCATGTCTCATGTCCAGCTCCTTTTTGTTACCTTGAAGAACCCGCCGTCTTTTTTGTATTCGATGGTGTGAGGTGAAGCACCAGTATTCAAGATGTTCGAGACTTCATCCAGATCTGTACGTGTTGGCAAGTCAACCACATTGATCCCGGCAGATCGACTCATATCAAATATTGTCTTTAAAGCCTTTTCCCCGGCATAACCATCGTGCGTCACGGGAAAATACTCTACCACCGCAGGATCTGATAAGGCGCCATAATACGACACCGCCAGCATCTCCTTTCCGCTCGTTCTGCTGATGTGCTTGCGCCATTTCCATTCTGTTACGTTCATTTTCTGACCATCAAGGCCCATGATGTCGTCGTCTCGAAGCTTTAATTTAGGTGGTTTGATAGGAAATTCATAATTGCAAGATGGGCATATTCGAACGCTGGGGTGAACCAGCTCGTAACACTTAGGGCAGGATTTCACAGGTGCTTCTTTATCGCCGTTGCCCCCCTGGTCATTTGGGGCTTTCGGCGGATCCACCGCCGTGATGGGGCCGTGCGTGGCCACCACGCCTGCAAAGTCTAGAACCATGCAGTGATCGGTGTGGGACTTTGGACGCATCCCACGCCCCGCCATTTGTACATACAGGCTGGGGCTCATGGTTGGGCGAAGCATGGCGATCAGATCAATGTCTGGGTAATCAAACCCAGTCGTTAGCACATTGGCGTTCGTAAGCGCCCGCAGTTTCCCAGCCTTGAAGTCGGCCAGTATCTGCTCCCGCTCTTTATTTGGCGTATCGCCAGTCACGCAGGCCGCCGGGATTCCCCTTTCTCGTAACACCATCGCAACGTGGTGGGCATGCTCAACGCCAGCGCAGAAGAACAGCCA